TTTTTTGTATCATTACTATATTGACACCTGACAAATGAATCTGCGCCCCCACCAAATCCGTGCCATCAACGCAATGTGGGACAATCAGAAGGGACAGATCATTGTTCCTACTGGTGGTGGCAAAACAATGTGTATGATTGAAGACGTTGCTTTTACTCTTGAAGCAAGACAACGTGGTCAGACTATTGTTATTGTCGCCCCTCGTATTCTCCTCGCTGAACAACTGTGTGAGGAGTTTCTTGAAGTTATTGATACTACTCATACTCATGTAATGCACGTTCATAGTGGCAAGACTCGTTACTATGGTACTACTAAACCAGATAAGATTCACTTGTTTGCTAACACTGCCCGTACGGCAGGTGAGAACTGCATTATCTTCACTACCTATCATAGTTTGCATCGCCTGGTAGAGGCAGACATTGAGGTGAATAACATTTACTTCGATGAGGCACATAACTCTGTTGCAAAGAACTTTCATATTGCAACTAAACACTTTGCCACTCTCGATCATATCCGTTGTTACTTCTTTACTGCAACACCAAAGCATTCTCTCACACCTAAAAAGGCAGGGATGAATGACTTCGATGTATATGGTAAGGTAATCTGTCAAGTACCTGCACCTGAACTTGTTGACGGTGGTTATATTCTTGCACCTAAAGTAAATGTTCGACAGTTGCCTATCTCTAAGGATAGGAACAACTGGCAACGTGATGCTGATTATCTGTTTGAGACTATCAAAGAAGATAAAAAAGATCAGGTTCTTGTCTGTGCTCGTACTACGAAACAGATCATCAATGTAATTCAAAATACTGATTTTGTTGAAAGTATCAAGAAAATTGGTTATAGTTGGTTGGTAATCACATCAAAGACTGGAGCAATTATTGATGGTCACAAAGTAACTCGTGAAGAGTTCTTTGATACCTTGAACACATGGGGTAAAGACCCAAGTAAAAAGTTTATTGTGCTTCATCACAGTATCCTATCTGAAGGTATCAATGTCAATGGACTTCAGTCTGTTATCTTTCTTCGTAACATGGACTATGTTGGTATCTCTCAAACTATTGGGCGAGTAATTCGACTCGGTGGTGATACCAAAACCTATGGTCTTGTTACTATCCCAACCTATGATAATGTAGGTATCAGCACTGCCCGTAAAGTACAGGCAGTTGTAGATGTTATTTTCAACAAAGGGGAGGCAGCAATCTCTGAAATCACTCGATGAGTAGAAAAACCAAATACTACAACCACAATTCAACTCTATTAGACCCTGTGCCTATTAGAGATTATGTTTCACCAGATGGGCATTGGGTTGTAATGCCATTTGCAGGTCATAAAAAATGGGTTTGCATACATGATGGTGAATTTGTTGCAACTGGTTCATCTTTTGAGATTTGTATGAGAAAGATGAAACGGATTAAGACAAAAGAAAAACTGTCACAAGGCGCTTCCAATGCCCTTGCTGATATGTTATAGTTACAACGTACTGAACAAAACACATGGCAACTAAGACTAAAAAATTGTTTGTCACTCCGTTGTCAAGTAAGGCAAAGAACCGTTTCGCTAATGAAATGGATCTATTTCATACCTGCTTTGTTCAACAGGAGAGGAATCATGAGGGAACTAATTGGGTTTACCTTGAATCACTTAATCACAATTACTTCTTTTGGGTGCCTGTAAAAGGCAACAAAGATTGGAAAGTTGAGAAGTGAGTATTGAATTTAAACAATCACTATTAAAAGAGGAGTCGTTAGATTTACTACGAACTTTAATTCAAGCAGAAGTTAAACTCGCCTTACTACAAACAAGACTGAAAACAGATGCCGATTTAATTCAAGATCAGTTGGCAATCTGTGATGTAATTTACCAATCCTTAAAGGAGACTCTCTAAATGTCTATTGAAATCGAAACTGCGAGAGATCGGTGTCTTGATGTCATCGACAATTCCATTTCGCAGCGTCTAACTGAGTTGTTGGACAATGATAAATATGACGATGCTAAGGCAATCGCTCAAGAAATGTTCCTCTGTGGAAATGACCCTGAGGAAGGTTGGGATGATTCAATTTTGTTTCTAACAGACATCACAGGACTTAGTAACTCTGAGATTCAAGACCTTGAGTGGGTCAATCAGGGTGAACCCATTGAGGACAATGATTAAAGTGGCACATAATATATGCCACATGACTCATAACCCTGTATATTAAAGAAGTGGAGGGGAGACCCGACACAACACACGAGAGGCAAAACAGTAAGAGGCACCGACAAACAGGTGCCCGCCTCTCACACAAATTCTATTTCATTATGGCAACTCGTTCACGCATCGGCATCCAACTCGAAGATGACTCTATTCTCTCTGTTTATCATCATTGGGATGGTTATCCTGCTTGGTTGGGTCAGATTCTCCAAACACACTACAATACAAAGGAGAAAGTAGCAGACCTGATTGACGGTGGTAATATGTCATCTTGTTGGTCAGATAATGTCTATGACTATGAAAAACAAGAGTATGTGAAACGTGACCCACAACCAGAGTATTATGGTGGGGATGATGAAACACCACAACTTCATAAAACTATGACCGAGTATTTCGAATGTAGTAATGATTGCTGGGGTGAGTATGCTTACATCTTTAATAAAGGGGAATGGTTCTGTTATAACACTAGCGATAACCTTGGCGCACTTGTTGATATTCCCGAGGAAGAATGAATGACCGAAGAGTTCTCTAAGGAAGTGAGAGCGCTTTTTCCAAATAGTAAAAAGCATCTTAGATTCCTTAGAGAAGTTAAAAGAGACCTTAAAAGGCACTCTATACAAAAACCCCCAAAACAATATAAAAGAAAGAAAAAGAAGAAAAATGACAATTAAATGTACCGAACTGAGTTTCCTTACTATATCTTTCTTTAAGTTATCTCTTTCTAATTGGAAAGAATTAAAACCACAAATAAAGCGATTAGTCGATCTTGACCTTGAAAAGGACAGGATCGACATTTGCTATTCTGATTATTTCAAGTATAATAATAGACCACCCTATATGATTCCGTTCATTCACTTAATTGAGGATGAACTACTTGACTTCTTTAATGGTGCTGGTATGGCAGTTCAAACACCTGACAACTGGCAAATGTGGTCACAGACATATAAAGGTACGGATTCTCATCCCCTACATAATCATGGGTTTGGAAATCTTTCAGCAATTCTTTATCTAGATTTTGATAAAGAACTACATCAACCAACTAGGTTTTGGCAACCCTTGCCTGACCCTTTCTTTGGCACAATTAAACATTATCAACCTGAGGTAGAAGAGGGAGATATTGTATTCTTTCCCTCTACCATTTCACATGAATGCCCTGCCTCGAACTCGGAGACTTATCGCTCCATTATTGCTTTTAACGTGCCAATCGCTGACCAATCAGTACAGTAAAATGTATCAATTAAATTGCACAATTACTAAAGAGCAACGTTCATTATTGGCGGATGCTTTATACTACTATAGTGAAATGTTGAATAACGATTCTGATAAGAATGAAGTTATCAACGCTCTTGAAGAACTGGAAGAACATCTAGACGCTCATTTTAAGGAACAAAAACCTGCATGAATAACGATCTTTCACTAGACGAATTAGACTATCTTATTCAACAAATGAAGAAGGTAGACGGTTGGTCAATCGCAAGGGGCGAACAAATTGATTTCCCTGCCGTACATCATGCTAACATCATTCGCAAATTAGAATACTTACGAATTAAACTAACGATGTGAGGGAGTATGAAACCCGAAGAAATTCAGTTACAGAGTACAGCAAGACAATTTGAATATGAGAAAATTTCTAGAGAACTAGAGGATTGCGATGATCCCACTATTCTTAAAGAAATGCTCCGTGCTCAGATTAAACTTTACATGAAACTGCAAGAAACAGTAGCAGTTACATTCTCAATGAAATGAAAAACTTAAGACACCAAATTAAATCCCAATGGTATTATATCTTTTGGGGTATTTGCACAGTAACAGTTCTTGCTGGACAGGTCTATGTTGGTTCAGGATACCGACACATGGCAGAGTCAGTAGAAACTATTGCCGACTATATCATTAAAAACAATGAGTGACAACGAACAACTATTACGCATTATTGCTAACAATCTTAAGGGCGAATTGAAACACTATACTTGTGTTGATAAACATAGGTCTTATAAAAAGTTTGTTATTGAATATGCTCACGAAAACAAGGATTGATGTTACAATGAGAGTGACGGGCAGCATCCTAGTGATTGCTGCCTATTTTGTCGTACTGCATGTGAATACATTCATGGGTGTCATTATGCACACCTTTGCTGATCTTATATCGGTGCCATATTTTGTGAGGACAAAATCATGGGATGTTGTGCTTATGTTGGGATTCTTGTTATGTATTTCGGCATCTAAACTATGGATAGGATGAAACACTTATGGCAAGTGTGGAAGTATGCTCTAGGAAGTTTTAGTGATGACAAAACAAAACAATATGACAATTACATTGCTTGTGTACGGACTCTTTTATTTGTCAGTTATCTTGTCACTAATTGTTTTATTGTTTCAGGGGTCATAAGACACTGGCATCCAGTTGAGACTAATACTATTCACACCAAAGACCTGCCTTAGGGCGGGTCTTTTTTTGTGCCCAGGGGTGGACAGTTATATAAACTGTCACAACCTGCTTGATTTGTGGGTTTTCATAGTTTATTATATAACTATGAAAAACACCCATCTTGAGCACCCCGAGGATTCTATACTAAATCAGGGTAGAACTGGTGCTATCAACGTTCTTAAGTGGTTTGCTGATAAAAATAGTAGTCTAACAGTAAAATATGATGGAGCACCTGCTATTGTATGGGGTATTAACCCTGAATGTGGTAGGTTTTTTGTTGGGACTAAGAGTGTATTCAATAAAGTTAAGGTAAAGATCAATTATACGCACAGAGATATAGAAGACAATCACGGTGCTACACCTGCTGTTGCTTCCATACTTCACATGTGTCTTGATAAACTACCGCATAAAGACGGTGTTTTTCAGGGTGATTTTATTGGTTATGGTGGTTATGATGAGTACACACCAAACACCATAACATATAAGTTTTTGTTTGCTCCTACTCAAGATATAGTATTTGCTGCACATACTGAGTATGTTGGTAACAGCATGAAAACTATGAATGCCAAGTTTATGTCATTCGATGAGGATGACAATGTTATGCAATCGGATACTGTTCGATTCCTTGATACTAAGGCACAGATCAAGACTAGAAAGAATAAGATCGGTTTGCTTATTGGTATGGCAAGAGTATTGATTCGATTCACTTCATTTACTGACGAAAAGATCGGTGCTTATGTTAAACAAGTGATTAATTCATATATTCGTTCGGGTAAAGACCTAGTGCCATCCCAGTTGGCACATGAAACAGGATTAGACGTTAATCTCTTTCACCTCTATAAACTTATCATCGAAATCAAAGAGTTGCTCATGGATGGAGTTACAGATTATGAAGATGTTGACTGTTACATTGGCGATAAACCTTGTGAACATGAGGGATATGTTATGACCAACACATTCGGAACATATAAATTAGTAAAAAGGGAGATTTTCTCCTATAATAATTTCAACGCCGTCAAGAATTGGAGTAAGTAAATGCCTTATGAACCTGAGGTCAATGATTATGTCATTTGGACAACTGAAATGGGACTGGTTCATAAAGGATGGGTGTATTTTAAATGCGATGAATATATTACTATTGAGATAGGAGTTAAACCTAAACCTAATTGTGAGTATGCGAAAAATGATAAGCATTGTATGACACA